TCAAAAGAGGTGTTTTTCTTTTGCCCATTTTACGAAAGGAGTGGTGGTTTTATGGGTATTTTAAGCGGTTTGTTTCGTTCAAGAGATAAGCCAAAAAACAGCACGGTGGGCAGCAGCTACCGATTTTTCTACGGTCAGAGCAGTGCAGGCAAATGTGTGTCAGAAAGAAGTGCAATGCAGATGACTGCGGTATACGCCTGCGTAAGAATTTTGTCCGAGGCGGTTGCAGGACTTCCTCTCCACCTTTACAGATACAATTCTGGCGGGAGCAAAGAAAAGGCACTTGAACATCCGTTGTATTTTCTTTTGCACGATGAGCCTAATCCCGAAATGACTTCATTTGCTTTTAGAGAAACCTTGATGACTCATCTGCTTTTGTGGGGCAATGCCTATGCACAAATCATAAGAAATGGCAAGGGCGATGTTGTTGCCCTCTATCCTCTTATGCCGAACAGAATGGCAGTTGACAGAGATAAAAACGGTAATCTTTACTATCAGTACAACACAAGCTCCGATGACGCAAGAACAATGAAAGGTGCAACGGTAAGGCTTTCACCGTATGAGGTTTTGCATATTGCCGGACTTGGATTTGACGGACTTGTCGGATACTCGCCTATTGCAATGGCAAAGAACGCAATCGGTCTTGCCATTGCCGCCGAGGAATACGGTAGTAAGTTCTACGCAAACGGTGCGTCACCCAGCGGTGTGCTTGAACATCCGGGTACGCTTAAAGACCCGTCAAAGGTTCGTGATTCGTGGAATGCCGCCTTTGCAGGAAGTGGCAACAGTCATAGAGTTGCCGTGCTTGAGGAGGGACTAAAGTACACACCGATTTCAATTTCACCGAACGAGGCGCAGTTCCTCGAAACCAGAAAATTTCAGATAGATGAGATAGCTCGAATTTTCAGAGTGCCTCCGCATATGGTGGGTGACCTTGAAAAATCGAGCTTTTCTAATATTGAACAGCAGTCACTTGAATTTGTGAAGTACACACTTGAGCCGTGGATAGTGCGTTGGGAGCAGTCGATTTCCCGCTCCTTGCTTTCAAGAAACGAAAAAAGTTCGTACTTTGTGAAGTTTAATGTGGATGGACTTCTGCGTGGTGACTATGCAAGCAGAATGAGTGGCTATGCTACGGCAAGGCAGAACGGATGGATGTCGGCAAACGATATACGAGAACTTGAAAATCTCGACCGTATTCCAACGGAAAAAGGTGGCGATTTATATCTTGTAAACGGAAATATGCTCCCTCTTAACAACGCAGGAGCATTTGCAAATATCAATAACAAGGAGGAAGAAAATGAAGAAATTCTGGAAATGGACGAACCTGACGGAAAGTAATCCGACAGAGAGAATTTTGACTCTTAACGGAACAATAGCGGAAGAAAGCTGGTTTGATGATGATATCACTCCTCAGCTTTTTAAAAGCGAGTTAAACAGCTGCTCGGGTAATATTACAGTTTGGATTAACTCTCCGGGCGGTGATTGTGTGGCTGCGGCTCAGATTTACAATATGCTGATGGATTACAAAGGCAATGTAACCGTTAAGATTGACGGTATTGCCGCAAGTGCTGCATCTGTAATTGCTATGGCTGGAAATAATGTGATGATGTCCCCTGTTTCAATGCTTATGATTCATAATCCGGCTACGGTTGCAATGGGTGACCACAACGAAATGCAGAAGGCTATTGAAATGCTTGAGGAGGTCAAGGAGAGCATTATAAATGCTTATGAAATCAAAACAGGAATGAGCAGAGCAAAGCTTGCCCGTCTTATGGAGGAAGAAACATGGATGAATGCAAAGAAAGCCGTTGAACTCGGATTTGCAGACAGCATTATAGAACCCGACAAGAAAATTAATGAAGATGAAAAGGAGAAAAACAAAGCATCGGATTCTATCCTGTTTTCACGCAGAGCAGTGAGTGTGGCTCTTCAAAATAAACTTAAATCACACTATTTAGCAAATGCCGGTGCTAACACAGGAACAGACATCACAGACCTTGAAAAAAGACTTAATTTATTAAAACCTTAAGGAGGAATTTTACTATGGCTAAAATTAACGAACTTCGTGAGAAACGAGCAAAAATTTGGGAACAGGCAAAAGCATTTCTTGATTCCCACAGAAACGAAACCGGTATTCTTTCGGCGGAAGATACCGCAGCTTATGAAAAGATGGAAAAGGATATTGTTGACCTCGGTCACGAGATTGAGCGTCAGCAAAGAGCAGACGACCTTGAAAGAGAGTTAAATCTCCCGACAAGCACACCGCTTGTTTCAAAACCCGATAACGTCAATCGTGAGAGTAAAACAGGCACAGCTTCTGAAAAGTACAACAAAGCATTCTGGAATCAGATGAGAAACCGCTCAACGCAGGAGGTCAGAAACATTCTCAGTGAGGGTGTTGACAGCGAGGGCGGTTTTCTTGTACCGGAAACCTTTGAAAACACACTTGTTCAGGCACTTGATGAAGAGCTTGTAATTCGTCAGCTTGCACATACATTTACAACAGCGTCAAACGCACACAAAATCCCTGTTGTTGCCACAAGAGGTAAGGCAATGTGGACTGAGGAGAACGCTGCAATCACCGACAGCGATACATCATTCGGTCAGAAAACAATCGGTGCGCATAAGCTGTGTGCTTTAATCAAGGTATCTGAAGAGCTTTTAAACGACTCTGCATTCGACCTTGAAAGCTACTTTAATCAGGAGTTTGCAAGACGAATCGGTGAAGCTGAAGAGGAAGCCTTTGTTATCGGTGACGGCAGCTCAAAGCCTTATGGTATTTTCAATGATACTGAGGGTGGCGAAGTCGGTGTAACGGCCGGCTCAACTGTTAATGTTACGGCTGATGAGATTATCGACCTCTATTACAGCCTTAAAGCACCGTACCGTAAGAATGGTGTATGGCTTTTAAATGACAGCACTGTAAATATTATCAGAAAGCTCAAGGACAGCAACGGTCAGTATTTATGGCAACCATCTATTAAGGATGGTGAAACCGACACACTTCTCGGTAAGCCTGTTTACACATCTTCATCAATCGCAAATGCTGCATCGGGTACAAAGCCGATTGCATTCGGTGACCTTTCCTACTACTGGATTGGTGACAGACAGGGTGTTACCTTTAGACGACTCAATGAGTTATATGCAGCAAACGGACAGGTAGGTTTCCTTACGACAAAAAGAGTTGATGCAAGACTTATTGTTCCGGAGGCAGTTAAGATTCTCAAAATGAAGGGTACAGTTTCTACAGGCGGTTAAGGAGTGCTTTTATGACTGACAGGCTTTTAGAAAAAGTAAAGCAGAATCTCATACTTGAACATTCTGAGGACGATGCACTTCTTGAGCAGTACATCACTGCATCGGTTTCCTATGCCGAAAGCTATCAACACATTGATGAGGGTTACTACTCCACACACGCAATGCCTGCAACTACCGAGCAGGCAGTTATTATGCTTGCGAGCCATTTCTACGAAAGCAGAGATGGCTCAACGGGGGGATTCTTTGCTGACAGCACAAATGCATCGGCGCAGGTGTGGAACACGGTCAATTTGCTTTTAAGGCTTGACAGGAACTGGAAGGTGTAGATATGAGTTGTGGAAAGATGAACACACCTGTTGAAATTATGAAAAAGGTGATTGAAACCGATGATGAGGGCTTTAAAAATGAAAGGCTGAAAACGGTTGCAAGAGTGAGAGCATATCGTGAGGCCAGACACGGCAGTGAACGGTGGGCAAATATGGCGACATTTTCCGTTGCGACTGACCTGTTTCGCCTAAGGTGTATTCCGCACATTGAGGTTACAACCGATATGCTCATCCTTCGTGACGGAAAGCGGTTTGAAATCACCTCTGTTGAGAATGTAAAAGGCAGAGGAATGTATCTTGAAATTCTCGCAAAGGAGGTTGAAGCAAGTGGCTAGATGCACAATGAAAATGCCGGAGGAGTTTTTACTCAAGATTTCAAGACTAGGTGACAAAACAGATGAAGTGTGTGAAAGGGTACTCAATGCCGGTGCTGAGGTTGTTCTTAAAAAGGTGAGGACAAATCTCAGAAATGTCATCGGTAAGGACACAAAAACGCAGTCACGCTCCACGGGTGAGCTTGAACACTCGCTCGGCGTGTCCCCTGTTTTATCGGACAAGAACGGCAATTTGAATATCAAGATAGGCTTTTCAGAGCCGAGAACAAATGGTGAGCGCAATGCAAAAATTGCGAGCATAATTGAATACGGCAAAAGCGGTCAGCCACCAAAGCCGTTTATGAAACCCGCAAAATCAGCGTCACGCAAGGAGTGTATGACAGTTATGATTAACACGCTTGATGAGGAGGTAAGAAGCATATGAGTTTGCTTGCTGAAATCAAGAGTATTGCAGAGGGATTGAACATCAAGGTTGAAACAGGTGTTTTTTCAGGCAAAGCACCTGACGAATACATTGTTCTCACACCGCTTTCGGATGGTTTTGATATGCACTGCGACAATATGCCGACCTTTGACAGACAGGAAGTGAGAATTTCTATATTTTCAAAGGGTAATTACTCTGCACTTAAATACAAGCTTGTGACCGCTCTTTTTCAGAGTGATATTTCAATTACCGACAGACTGTATATCGGTTATGAGAGCGACACGGGCTATCATCACTATGCTATTGACGCATTAAAAACTTATGAACTGGAGGAGATAGATTATGGCAACAATCGGACTTGATAAGCTGTATTACGCAAAAATCACGGAGGACTCTGACGGAAACGAAACCTATGACACACCTATTCCGCTTGCAAAGGCGATGAGTGCGGAACTTTCGGTAGAGCTTGCCGAGGCGACACTCTATGCAGATGACGGTGCATCGGAAATTGTAAAGGAATTTCAGAGCGGTACGCTTACACTCGGTATTGACAACATCGGAACAGCCGTTGCAGAGGATTTGACCGGTGCGACAATCGACAAAAACAAGGTGTTGGTTTCCGCATCTGAGGACGGAGCACCGCCCGTTGCAATCGGTTTTCGTGCAAAGAAAGCGAACGGCAAGTATCGTTACTTCTGGCTTTACAGAGTGAAGTTTGGCATTCCTGCAACCAATCTTACCACAAAGGGCGAAAGCATCGAGTTTTCCACTCCGTCAATCGAGGGTACTGTGACAAGGAGAAACAAGCCTGACACGCAGGGCAAGCACCCGTGGAAAGCTGAAATTTCAGAGGACGATACAGGGGTCGCAAGCGATACAATCAGCGGTTGGTACACTCAAGTGTATGAGCCGACCTATGCTGAATAAATACGGAGGTGCGTTATGACTGACAGAGGAAGTATTATTAAAATTGGTGAAAACGATTATGAGCTTTTGCTCACCACAAGAGCCACAAAGGAGATTGCCAAAAGATACGGCGGACTTGAAAACCTCGGTGACAGGCTTATGAAAAGTGAAAATTTTGAAATGGCACTTGATGAAATCATCTGGCTTATCACCTTGCTTGCAAACCAGAGTGTTATGATTTACAATCTGAAAAATCCGAACAGCAAAAAGCCTTTGCTTTGTGAGGACGAGGTTGAGCTTTTAACCTCACCGTTTGACCTTGCTGAATACAAGAATGCAATTATGGACTCAATGCAGAAAGGCACAAAGCGAAACATTGAAAGTGAGCAAATCTCAAAAAACACGAAAGTCGGGTAACAGACGCTGAGCTGTTCACCCGACTTCTTTATTACGGACTTGCACATTTGAACCTTTCGCAAGATGAGGTGTGGCTCATGCCATTTGGACTTTTGCTTGACTTGTGGGAATGTCATCGACAATACAACGGCATTGCAAAGCCAAAACGAGTTGCTTGCATTGATGATGTTATTCCTTATGGGGTTTGAATTATGTAATATTTGGCAATTGCTATTGAGTTATAGACAAGCGATTTTTCATATGATATGATTATATTGAATTTATAAGGAGAGGTGATATAATTGTCAAAAAAAACCGGAGAATGTGCTCTATGTAAAAGGAAAAATCAAGTTTTAAAATTGAGCCATATAATACCTAAATTTACTTATGAAAGAGAAAAGACTTATCAAAATTCTAGGTTCAGAAATTTTTTTAATCCATATGACGTTTTTCAAGACGGTGAAAAAAAGCATTTGTTGTGTGGTGACTGCGAACAATACTTTAGTAAGTACGAATGTGAATTTGCTAGGAAATTTTTAAATAAGTATTTAAAAGTTCCAAATCAATTTAATGATATTTCAGATTTAATTTATGATGGGATTAACAACTACATAGTAAGTGTAGCCTGGCGTATTCTTTACGATGATCTCTATATATACAACTCGTATGAGGGCGATTCAAACAGAATAGTATTTGAAGAACTTGAGAAAAGACTAAGAAAATACTTAAATCAAAATAGAAAAGATATTCAAATTGCAGATGAATATCCAAGTGATTTTGATTTTGACAAATTATCATTTGGTGAAAAAATAGCTTTTTGTGAGAAAGAAAATTCCACATTAGAAACGCTTGAAGATATTAGCTGTAATATTTTCACACTTAAACAATTAGGCTGTACGGAACCAATGATTAATCTAATTCAAGACAAAATATTTGGATATTGTTTTTGGTGTGCAAACACTAAAGATTATATAGTGTTTGCCATTGCAAATGGGTTAGCTATTACCGTGAAACTATGTTATCAAAGGACCATTAACATAAATCTTGATTCAAAGAACTTATGCATTTCCTCAGAGTCAAAAAACGTTGAAATTGAATTATATGAAGAACTCAATAAATATATATTTGATAGATTAGAAAAGTCAAAACCAATAGTTGATAAATTTCTTAATGAAAATAATAATAGAGAAAAAATCATAAATCGTTATCGTAACCAAAAACGAAAAAAATAATATATGTATTATAAAAAGAGTGACTTTATGATGTGACCTCAAAAAGTTAGACTTTATATAGCGTAGTAGTTTTATGACTGCTACGCTATTTTTATGCCCTGAGGAGGTGAGAATATGGCGGATAGTTTTGGACTTAAGCTTGGCATTGAGGGCGAAAAGGAATTTAAAAAGTCGCTTGCTGAAATCAATCAGAGCTTTAAGGTGCTCGGCTCTGAGATGAAGCTTGTGTCCTCGCAGTTTGATAAGAATGACAATTCCGTTCAGGCTTTGTCTGCAAGAAATACGGTTCTTAATAAGGAGATTGATGCACAAAAGCAGAAGATTGAAACCTTGCGACAGGCACTTGCAAATGCATCAGAGTCCTTTGGTGAAACCGACAGAAGAACACAAAGCTGGCAAATTCAGCTTAACAATGCCGAGGCATCACTCAACGGTATGGAGCGTGAACTGAACAGTAATAATTCTGCACTTGAACAGGCAAAGACGGATATTGAGGGTACAGAAAAATCTCTTGAAAAGGTTGACGGTCGGCTTGATGATACTGCCAAGAGTGCTGACGACATGGGCGATGAAATCAAGGACGCAGGCGACAAGGCGGATAAGTCGAAGGAGAGATTTTCAAAGCTTGGTTCGGTACTCAAGGGTGTCGGTGTGGCAATGGGTGCGGTTGTTACTGCGGCTGCCGCAACTGCCGTTAAGCTCGGCAAGGAGGTAGTTATTGCCTATGCCGACTATGAACAGCTTGTCGGCGGTGTTGATACACTTTTCAAGGGCTCATCGCAGAAACTGCAAAGCTACGCATCTAATGCCTATAAAACGGCAGGCCTTTCTGCAAATGACTACATGGAAACCGTTACAGGCTTTTCCGCAAGCCTCATTCAGTCGCTTGGCGGTGATACGGACAAGTCGGTAAAGTATGCAGATATGGCAATCACGGATATGGCAGATAACGCAAACAAGATGGGTACGGATATGTCGCTCATTCAGAATGCATATCAGGGATTTGCAAAGCAAAATTACACCATGCTCGATAACCTTAAACTCGGCTACGGCGGTACTAAAGAGGAAATGCAAAGACTTCTCTCTGACGCAGAAAAAATATCGGGCGTTAAGTATGACATTTCGTCATATGCCGATGTGGTCGATGCAATCCATGTTATGCAGGAGAGTATGGATATTGCCGGTACTACTGCAAAAGAGGCGGAGGGTACAATTTCGGGTTCGGTTAATGCGTTGAAATCCTCGGTCACAAACCTTGTGGTAGGATTTGGTGACGCAAACGCTGACCTCGGTGAGTTGTGTGAAAATGTTGTAACGGCATTTCAGACCGTGCTTGAAAACATCTCGCCTATTGTGGAAAATCTCGTCTCAGCCTTGCCGATAGTCATTACCACACTGCTTGAATCGGCAGGTGAAATGCTCCCCACGGTTCTGGAAACTCTTGCAGAATTGTTTGCACAGGTGCTTGAGGGATTGCTTCAGCTTTTGCCACAGCTGATTCCCGTTGCGGTGTCAGCCTTATTAACAATTACGAATGCAATTGTTGAAAATCTGCCCTTGCTGATTGAGTCGGCAACCTTGCTCGTAGCAACTCTCGTACAGGGCCTTGCAGATGCACTGCCTACACTAATTCCTACTACGGTCAATGCGGTTATGACGATTGTACAGGGACTTCTGGACAGCTTGCCGTCAATTCTTGACGCAGGACTTAAGCTTGTATCTGCTCTTGCACAGGGTATTCTTGATGCACTTCCCGACCTCATATCTAAACTGCCTCAGATTATTATGGGCATAGTTACATTTCTTTTAAATTCAATACCGCAAATCATACAGACGGGCATTAAGCTGCTGACCTCTCTTGTTAGTGCCTTACCCGACATTATCACAGCAATAGTTAAGGCTATTCCGCAGATTATCAACGGGATTATAAATGCGGTAATAAATTCAATTCCGCAGATTATTCAGGCAGGCATTGACTTGCTCATTTCACTTGTCAAGGCTCTGCCCACCATCATAGTCACAATCGTGAATGCAATCCCCGACATCATTTCGGGCATTGTTAATGCTCTTATTGACAATATTCCGGCAATAATTCAGGCGGGTATTGATTTGTTGATTTCGCTTGTTAAGAATCTGCCGACTATCATTAAGGAAATTGTAAAGGCGGTACCTAAGATTATTGAAGGCATTGTAAAGTCCTTTGGTTCACTTATGTACAAGATTGTTGAAATTGGCGGTAACATTGTAAAAGGCTTGTGGGACGGTATCTGCGGTCTTGCATCGTGGCTCTGGGATTCAGTCAGCGGTTGGATTTCGGGTATCTGGGACGGCATCTGCGACTTTTTTGGCATTCACTCACCATCAAAGGAAATGGCATGGGTCGGCGAAATGCTCGTCAAGGGTCTTGCCGGCTCTATTGACAAGAACGGTGATATGGCTGTTCGTGCCGCCGAGGGTATGAGCAGTGATGTTTCAAGTGTTATGAACTCACTTGCTGATGATATGAAAACTGCTTTGCCGACTGATTTCAGCATTGACGGAAATGTTAAAGGATTGGTTGATAATTCAAATTCTGCTGCTTTCGGCAAGAGCGGTCTTTCGCTTGTGCTGAATATTGCAAATTTTAACAACTACTCAAATGACGATATTTCTCAGCTTACAAACGAGATTATGGAAACTGCAGGTCAGTTTGCCAAAAGGAAAGGAATGGTATTTGCGTGAACTATTTTGAATACAACGGCATCAGGTCATCTGATATGGGGCTTCATATACAGAGAAAGAATGTGTACTCCTCGCCAAAGTATGACTCTTCCTTTGTGTCAATCCCCGGTCGCAATGGTAATTTGATTGTACCGAATCGCAGATATGAAAATACACAGGTGAGCTATTCTGTATATCTGTCTGCAAAGAACAGTCAACAGCTTGCTGACAGCATTACAAAAATCAAGGCATGGCTGTATGCACAGCCCGACAGGTATCACATACTAAAGGACAGCTATGACAAAAGATTTTTCAGATATGCTCTTTTTAACTCCTCGCTTGACATTGAAGATGAGCTTAACAAAATCGGTGTGTTTACCGTAAGCTTTAACTGCAAGCCGTTTAGATATGACATTGATGGTGAGTTACCGCACAGTATTGATGTGGTGCTGAATTTTCCGTATATGATTTTTTGCAGAATGGACGGTTCAAAGCTGGAAAACGACTGGAGCAACCGTTGGAATCAGACGGCAGACCTTGTTGTGCCGAGTGGTAAGAATATGTTTGTACTGAATACAAATTCGTGGACAGACGGCTACTGGGACTACTATTCAGATGCCGATAAGAGCAGAATATATCTTAAGGTAAACGAAAACTGGAAAAAGGAGAATGCAAGGTTTGCCCTATATACATTTATCAGTGACGAAACCGCATGGCATTCTCTCGAGAAGGTCAGCGAGGATATTTACAGAGTGACCTTGCCGTCAAAGGGTGAAACCGTACTTGTGAATCCGTACAGCTTTGAGAGCAGACCGCTTATTCATCTTAACGGCAACGGTGCGGGTACGCTTACCATTGATAACGAAAACGGCAGGCATGAATGGACTTTCAACAATATTGATGAGTTCATTGAGATTGACAGCGAAAAGATGTGCTTTTACAAGGACAACACGCTGAAAAATGATACGGTTACAGGCACGGGTTTTCCTTTGCTTGTAAGGGGTGAAAACAGGTTTATTCTCGGCGGTGGCATAACAGATGGTTCAGTATTTCCAAGGTGGTGTTCGTTATGATGCCGATTTTATACAGAGCAGATGAAACCGAGTTTGACACCTACGGAATCGGTGTGCTGTCGGACTGCACCTTTTGCAAAGTTACAGAGGAGAGAAACGGTGCGTTTGAATGTGTGATGAAATATCCTCTGCACGGTGCATTGTTTGATGAGATTAAAAACGACAGGGTTATACTCGTTAAGCCGAATGACACATCAAGGTCACAGCCGTTTCGCATATACAGAATTACAACACCGATGAACGGCATCATCACAGTGTATGCACAGCATATGTCATATGATTTGTCGGGCATTGGCGTGTTGTGCTTTGAGAGCAAATCGGTTTCACCACAGCTTGCACTCGAGAGGATTTTTTCAAGCACCTCATCACAGCACAGCTTTAATTGCAAAACCGACCTTTCTGCACCTAGGGCATTTTCAGTCGACAGGCCGATGAGCGTTCGTGCTGTTCTGGGCGGTACGGAAGGTTCAGTCCTTGATGTGTGGGGCGGTGAATACGAATGGGATATGCTTGATGTCATTCTCCACTCAAAGCGTGGTAAGGACAACGGTGTGGTGATTGAATACGGCAAGAACCTCACCTCACTTGAGCAGGACAATGATTTTTCATCGGTATATACACACCTTTTGCCCTATGCGGTTGTAAAGAACGGTGATACCGAAAATGTGGTTACTCTTTCGGAAGCCGTACTTCCTGTTGTCGAAAAATATGCGGGAGAGAAAACCTTAATCAAGGACTTTTCGTCCTTCTTTAAGGACGGAGAAACCGTTACCGAGGACACACTTCGAGAAAAGGCGAAGTCATACATCAAACAGAATCCGTTCGGTGACGAAACTCCCACGGTGAAGGTGTCGTTTGAACCGCTATGGCAACAGCCCGAATATTCGCAGTTCCTCGAAAAGGTGAACCTCTGCGACACAGTGACCGTCAGACACGCAGATATGAATATTGAGGTAAAGACGAAGGTTATTGAAACCGTATATGACGCACTGGCCGAGAAATATTCATCAATCACACTCGGAACGGCAAAATCAAACTTTGTGAATACGGTTGCAGAAATCAAAAGTACAACCGATAAAATCAAAAAGGAAACCGACAGCTTTCCGTTACTTATGAATACTGCTATTAAAAATGCCACTTCGCTGATTTCAGGTCAGCAAGGTGGCTTTGTTGTTATGCACACGGATTCTGTTACAGGCAAGCCGTATGAACTTTTGATTCTTGACAACGAAAATCTGTACGATGCAAGGAATGTGTGGCGGTGGAATGTCGGTGGCTTAGGTTTTTCAAAGAGTGGATACAACGGCCCGTATGAAACTGCGATTACGGCTGACGGAAAAATCGTGGCAAACTTTATCACAAGCGGAACGCTTATGGCAAACATCATCAAGGCGGGAGTAATCAGTTCGGCTGATAAATCCTCGTGGTGGGATTTGGAGAGCGGTGAGGTTCACCTCAGTGCATATACAAAAACAGAGGATACCGACAAACTCAGCGACAGTATTGCTGAAATTACGGAAAGGACATCAACACTTGAACAGACCGCAGAGGACATTTCCTTTAAAATCAACGAGCAGTCCACGGGCGGAAAGAACTATCTTTTAAACTCATCGGCTCTCAACGGACTTTCGGATGATTGGGAATATTCGGGTTCAGTCAGTGTTCTTTCCGATACAGATGTAATCAGTCATACCTCTTCGGGTTCTGCTTTTGTACTCGGTGCGGAAAGCACCTTGTCGCAAAGTGTGTATAACTCGGTTGCCGACAGATCCTTTGTGCTGTCACTCAGAGCAAAGAAAAGCTATTCACAGCTTAGTGCATATATGTATGTTCAGTACAACGGAGTTAAAAGAGAATATCTTTTTAATACAAAGGACAGCTTTGACTGGACGGATTTTTCGGTTGTACTTCCAGATGTATCAGACGGTGAGATTACAGTATTTATTTACAGCCGTGGTTTTTCCCTTAAGGTAAGCGACCTTATGCTTACTGACGGAAGTATCGTTCAGCACTGGTCACCTGCACCAAATGAGATATACACAAACGAGGTAAAGATTGACCGCAAAGGCATTGAGGTTTCAAACAGCAAGTCCTCGCAGAAAACAGTAATTACAAACACTGAATTTTCAGGCTACTACAACGATGAAAAGATATTCACCCTAAACAAGGACGAAACTCAGACGAAGAAAACCACAGTTGACGGTGAGCTTACAATCGGCAGAACAAAGCTGATTCCGATGTCAAACAGTTCACAGGGACTCAACATTGTAATTCTTGATTAGGAGGCAATATGGCAAAGACAACGGTTGTCAATAGAATTGACACGATTTACATAGATACGGAAAATCCGACCGTATCAGTAAACACAACGGTAAATGACGCAGGTCTTAAACACAGCATTACGATTACCATACGAGGTATTCCGATAACTGGCATATCGGGACTTGCGTGGAACAAGGGGACGGCAAACAGGATTATTCCCATTCCTACGGACAGCAGAACGGGCATTTTAAAGGCTATGTATGAAGACAAGAGCGTTACGGCAAAGCTAACGGTCACCACATACAAGGGTTCAACCTATGTAGGCATTTCTGAAAGGAATTGTCAGATTGCAACCACCTCGCACAATTCAAGACCTGTTATTGAAGGCTTTATCTATCTTGATTCAAACATCAAGACAACCGCCGTAACAGGCAATACAAAGCTTTTTATTCAGAACTACTCAATTCTCAAGGTTACACCGCTCACTGCAAAGCCGAGAAATGAATCGAAGATTACAGACTACACGGTAAGCTGTAACGGTGTGAGCAAATCAAGTACAACTGCAAAGGAATTGAATCTTGGTACAATCACCAAAAGCGGTGATGTGGTGGTTATGGTCACGGTCACGGACTCAAGAGGTTACACAACGAGCATTAAAAAGACGATTACCGTTATTCCGTACAGCAGTCCGAATCTCAGTACGATTACACTAAGACGAACAAATGAGATTGAGTCGGAAATTCAGCTTATTTTCAACGGCTCATACTCACCAATTACAATTGACGGGGTAAATCACAATCAGCTTTTATCCTTTCGCTACCAATACAAGAGGACAAGTGATGCAAACTACGGAAATTTTGTTGACATTTTAAGCGACCTTAAAATGAACGGCACAAGCTATTCGTACTCAAATCTTCAGCTTATGAATCTTGATGTGAATATGTCATATGACTTTCATATTGAAATCCGTGATGCTATGGAAAAGTCGGTTATTACAGACCTGTACTATTTAATTCCGCAGGGCACTCCGCTTGTTGCATTACGCAAGCAGAAGGTAGGCATTAACAATCCAAACCCACAATCCGCACTTGATGTGACGGGTGAAATACATATGAACGGTTACCCTGTTATGGGCATTATACAGACCTCTGTTGAGGACGATGTCAGCCTTAACAGTCTTACAACGCAGGGTATTTATTTCAGACGAAGAGTACCGCAGGAGAATATGAACTATCCGGCACTTGTATTCGGTATGCTTGAAGTATTTTCTTGCAGTACAAATCTTGTGACACAGAGATATACGGCAAGGGACACTCCGTTTGATGTATATATCCGTTCAAAGGTGAATTCAAGCTGGAGCAAGTGGGTTAAAAAATAGACACAGGAGGTATTTATGAAACAGATTTGGAACAGCATTCAGACTGCATTCATCGCACTTGGAGGAACACTCGGGTGGTTTCTCGGAGGTGCAGACGGCTTTCTGTATGCACTCATTGCATTTGTAGTTATCGACTACATTACAGGAATGATGTGTGCCTTTGCCGACAGAGAGCTTTCGAGCAAGGTTGGTTTTAAAGGCATTTGCAGGAAGGTGATTATCTTTCTGCTTGTGGGGGTGGCGAATCTTCTTGATGTGTACATTATCGGCACGGGCAGTGTGCTGAGAACGGCAGTGATTTTCTTCTATCTCTCAAATGAGGGCTTGTCACTGCTTGAAAACGGAGCACATCTGGGACTTCCCATTCCCGAAAAGATTAAAAATGTGCTTGCACAATTACACCACAGAAGTGAAAAGGAGGACGACTGAATGTCATACACAAACAGCAAATTAGTTAGCTACACAAAAATTTCACCAAACAGAAACATCAATCGCAATCACAAGATTGATACAGTTTCAATTCACTGCGTTGTCGGACAGTGTTCTGTTGAAACTCTCGGTTCAATCTTTGCGTCCGCAAGCAAGGAGGCAAGCTCAAACTACGGTATCGGTTATGACGGCCGTATCGGAATGTATGTTGAGGAAAAGGACCGCAGCTGGTGCACCTCATCTGCGTCAAATGACAACAGGGCGATTACCATTGAGGTTGCGTCAGATACCTACCACCCATACAGAGTAAATGATGCTGCGTACAAGTCTTTGATTAAACTGCTTGTTGACATCTGCAAGAGAAACGGTATCAAAAGGCTTGTGTGGTCAACAAACAAGTCAGAGAGAATGAATCACCTTAACGGCTGCAATATGACGGTTCACAGGGATTATGCGAACAAGTCCTGCCCGGGTGATTACCTCTACAATCTTCACGGACAGATTGCAAAGGAGGTAAACGCACAGCTCGGCTTAGGCAGTTCAAAACCTGTGACATCAAAGAAAACTCTCTATCGTGTACGCAAAAGTTGGAAGGACGCAAAGTCGCAGAAGGGTGCTTTCTATGACCTTTCAAATGCAAAGAAATGTGCCAACAAAAACAGCGGTTACTCTGTTTTTGATGAAAGCGGAAAGAGTGTGTACACGCCAAAGTCATCGGGCAAAAAGTCAGTTGATGCCATTGCAAAAGAAGTAATTCAGGGCAAATGGGGCAACGGCGCCGACCGCAAAAACCGTCTCACCAAAGCCGGCTATGACTACAACGCCGTACAGAAAAGAGTAAATGAGATTTTATCTTAACAGACAATAGAACAGTATTTTAACAAAGCCAAATCCCCATCAAGGAAGTTTTATTCCTTGATGGGGATTTTTTGCTTACGAATAAATAATAAAAATAAAATTTTTCAAAAAGCGTCCTTTTAAGCACTCTCCCGTGGCTAACAGACAGAGGGCAACAATGCTCTCGGAAACGGAGGTGCAATATATGAAACACAATCTTCAAATCAGTGTTTCGGACAAACCACAAAGAAACAGTATGGTATCCTGCAAAAACATCACCTTGCGAGAACGATTTTTGCGAATGCTGTTCGGCAGAAAGCAGAAAATCACAGTCCTTGTTCCAAGTGATTCTATTGAGGAACTCGCCATTACCAAGGTTAAAAAAGGAGACAGTTATGAACAAAATAACAGCATTACTTGACGCGATTACCGAGGTAATCAAAAACATTGGCACACTTACAGAAAGTCTGCAGACTGTTTCAAATCTCTTGAATGAGATAAAGAATACTGAGATTTCGAAGAAGTCAACCGTACATACTTCTGAAAGCTCGGTAAAATCAGAAACTGTAAAATCGAAGGTGTATTCCCTTGAAGATGTAAGGAGTGTTCTTGCTAAAAAAAGTCAAAGCGGACTCACTTCTGAGGTTAGAGAAATCATTGTAAAGTATGGTGGAAACAAACTGTCAGAAATTGACCCCTGCCATTACGAAGAAATCATCAAAGATGCGGAGGCACTTCAGAATGAGTAATCATGCTTTCCTCTCCCCTTCAAGTTCTCACAGATGGCTCAATTGCACACCAAGCGCCGTGCTTGAATCAAAGTTTGAGAACAAATCAACCAAAGCATCTGAAGAAGGCACAGTCGCCCATGCGTGGTGCGAGCATAAACTCAAAACCATATTACGCAGAAGAAGTGACGAGCCTATCTCCCATTACACAAACAATGAAATGCAAGAGTACACCGACTTATATGTTGATTTTGTACTTGAACAATTCAATCTTGCAAAACAGAAATGTAAAGATCCTTTGATTCTTATTGAACAAAAGGTTGATTTTTCAGAATATGTACCAAATGGTTTTGGAACAGCCGACTGCATTATTGTTTCTGAAAGCAAAATACATATCATTGATTTCAAATATGGAATGGGAGTATTGGTTGATGCCTTTGATAACCCGCAGATGAAATGTTATGCTCTCGGTGCTTTAAAAATCTTTGACCGCCTATATGACATCAAAGATGTGTCAATGTCAATTTTTCAGCCACGCAGAGATAATGTCAGCACTTGGACTGTTTCTGCTGATGAGCTCAAAGGCTGGGCAGAAAATGTACTAAAGCCAAAAGCAGAATTAGCTGTTAAAGGTGAAGGTGATTACTGTGTCGGTGATTGGTGTACATTCTGCAAAGCATCAGTAAGATGCAGAGCAAGAGCCGAAAACAATCTGAAGCTTGCACAGGAAGAATTCAGACTTCCCCCACTTCTTACTGATTCTGAAATTGAAAACATTTTATCTGTTATCCCCAATCTCACGAAGTGGGCAAATGAAATAATGGCATATGCTACCGAATCAGCTGTCAATCACGGCAAGCATTGGAACGGTTTTAAAATTATTGAAGGACGGTCTGTACGAAAGTATAAAGATGAAACCGCAGTGGCTAAAGCATTGGAAGATGCCGGCTACAAAGACATTTATCGCAAGAGTCTTATCACACTTACAGAAATGCAAAAGCTTTTAGGAAAACAAAATTTTAACGAGATACTTGGAAATCTTATCATTAAACCAAAAGGCAAGCCTACTCTTGTTCCCGAAACTGACAAAAGAGAGGCTATGACAATCACAGATGTTAAAAACGAATTTATAACGGAGGACTAATTATTATGGCTAATTCAAACAGAACAAAAGTTATCACAGGCAAAAACACAAGACTTTCATATTTTCACGGTTGGGAACCTGTTTCAATCAACAGCAGTCCTGAAAGATACAGCGTATCCGTACTTATTCCAAAAGATGATACTGAAACCGTTAATGCGATTAACAACGCTGTAAACACTGCAATTGAAGAAGGTATCGGTAAATTTGGCGGTAAAAAGCCAAACAAAGCATCACTTAAACTTCCTCTTCGTGACGGTGATACCGAGCGTAATGATGAGGCTTATGCAGGTCACTGGTTTATCAATGCAAACAGCAGAACCGCTCCGCAGATTGTTGATAAGGCTGTAAAACCTATTCTTGACAGAGATGAGGTGTACAGCGGTTGTTATGCAAGAGTGTCTCTGAATTTTTACGCATTCAATTCAAATGGCAACAAAGGTATTGCCTGTGGTCTTGGCAACATTCAGAAAATAAAGGACGGCGAACCGCTTGGTGGCAGAAGTTCGGCTACTGATGATTTCAGAACAGAAACAGATGATGATTTCTTATCCTAACATAATACGAGGTAAATGATATGAACGAATTTTATGAACTTGCAAAATTATTTGATGTAGTTGTTATCTTCTGTTTTTTCTTGGGAATAGGTATGTACGGCATCATAAGCACCGTAACGGATTTAATTTTCCTTATTCACAAGACTTTTAGAAAGCACAGAATAGCGAGAAGGGCTAAGAAAAACAACTTAGATAATTAACAAATTCGGACGGTGGAGGGATACTCTCTGCCGTCCGTTTTTTATATATAAGGAAGTAGAAATATGAAATCAATCAGTATTGACATAGAAACATATTCAAGTACTAATCTTCAGAAATCCGGTGTTTACCGTTATGCGGAAAGTGATGATTTTGAAATTCTGCTGTTTGGCTATTCTGTTGACGGCAGTGATGTCAAAGTCATTGACTTGTGTATGGGAGAAAAGATACCCGAGGATATTCTTGATGCACTGACCGATACTTCGGTTATCAAATGGGCATTCAACGCACAATTTGAGAGGGTATGCTTATCAAGGTATCTTAAAGATTTAGGTATAGATTTTGACGGCAAATATCTTAACCCGTCATCTTGGAATTGTACTCTTGTCTGGTCGGCAACACTTGGTCTTCCCCTTTCTCTTGAGGGTGTGGGTGCTGTATTAGGCCTTGAAAAGCAAAAGCTGTCAGAGGGTAAAAATCTCATACGATATTTTTGTATTCCCTGTTCCCCTACAAAAATCAATAATGGCAGAACAAGAAATATGCCATATCACAATATAGAAAAGTGGAATAATTTCAAGGCATACAATATTCGTGATGTTGAAACTGAGATTAGTATTCAAAAGAAATTATCAAGATTTCCTGTAAGTGATTCAATATGGAACGAATACCACCTTGACTAAAATATAAATGACCGTGGCATAGGGGTAGATATGATTTTAGTTGAAAACGCAATAGTTATTGATGAAATGGTTAAAAAGTCGCTTATCAATGATATACAATCCCTTACCAATCTTGATAATCCAAATTCCGTTCAGCAAATGAAAAACTGGCTCTCTGAAAACGGATTTGAAACCGAAAGTCTTAGCAAATCATCAGTTTCAGAAATGCTGAAAACTGCACCCTATCAAGTACACAAAGTGTTATCACTCAGACAGCAACTAGCAAAAAGCAGTGTTAAGAAATACACGGCAATGAAAAATGCCGTTTGTAAAGACAGCCGTGCAAGAGGAATGTTTCAGTTTTACGGTGCAAACAGAACTGGCAGATTTGCCGGAAGACTGGTGCAGCTCCAGAACCTGCCTCAGAACCATATGCCAGATCTTACACAGGCAAGAGGTCTTGTAAAATGCGGAAATTATGATGCACTCAGTATTCTTTATGATGATATTCCGGACACACTTTCACAACTTATCCGCACCGCTTTTATTCCACAGCACAGTTGCAAATTCATAGTAGCCGATTTTTCTGCTATTGAGGCAAGGGTTCTTGCGTGGCTTGCAGGTGAGAAATGGAGAAACAAAGTTTTTAGTGAGGGCAAAGATATTTATTGCAGTAGTGCATCACAGATGTTTGGTGTTCCTGTTGAAAAGCATGGAATAAACGGGCATCTGCGACAAAAAGGCAAAATCGCCGAGCTTGCACTCGGATACGGCGGTTCTGTCGGGGCATTGAAAGCTATGGGTGCTATTCAGATGGGACTTTCAGAGGATGAACTTCAACCTCTAGTGTGTGCGTGGAGAAACTCTAATCCGTCAATTACTAAACTCTGGTGGGACATTGATAAATGTGTTAAAGAAACTGTTACCAAAAGGATACCGACTGAAACCAACGGCATATCTTTTACCTACGAAAGCGGATTTCTGTTCATCACTCTCCCCTCCGGCAGAAGACTTGCATATGTTAAGCCGAGAATCGGAATAAATAAATTTGGCGGTGAATCAGTTACCTATGAGGGCATTGGCAGTACGAAGAAATGGGAACGGCTTGAAAGCTACGGCCCTAAGTTCTGTGAAAATATCATTCAAGCCATTGCAAGAGATATATTATTATACGCAATGCAAACACTAAAAAATTACCGCATAATCGCTCATGTTCATGACGAGGTTATTATTGAATGCCAAAAAGATGTTTCCGTAAACACTATCTGCGAACAAATGAGCAGAACTCCGCCTTGGGCAAAAGGTCTTTTACTCCGTGCGGACGGTTATGAATGTCAATTTTATATAAAAGATTAAAAAGCGTCCTTTTTCACCTTCTGCTATGGCTATATGGTAGGAGGTGCTTTTTATGACAGACAATGAGAAAAAGCAAATTGAAAGCTACCGAAAGAACGGTTACGGATACAAACAGATTTCAAATCTCACAAACCTATCCGTTAATACAATAAAATCATACTGTAAAAGGAACAAGCTAATGAGTGCTGATTTGCAAAGCAATGATAATCACACTCTTTATTGCGAACAATGCGGAAAACCGGTTGAGCAAAACGAACACCGCAAACGCAAGAGATTTTGTTCAGACGCTTGCAGAAACAAGTGGTGGAACAATCATCTTGATTTAGTTAACAGAAAAGCAATTTATGAACTAACATGTCCTTATTGTAAAAAATCATTTACAGTTTACGGCAATGCAAAAAGAAAATTTTGCAGTCATAGTTGTTATGTCAAATACAGATACGGAGGAAAACAAAATGGATAAGCCTACATACGCAGAGCGTTACACCCTAACTGTCAAAGAAGCCGGATTATATTTTAACATTGGCATTAAAAAATGAGAAAACTTGCCGAGGATAATCTCGGAATTTTTTCAGTTTTGAGCGGTAATCGCTATTTGATTATACGAACAAAATTTGAGGAATATCTGTGCAATAATTCTACGATATAGTTTCCTTTTATCTGCTGAAAGTAGTTGCTATTCTGAGAGTTTTACGGCAATATATGAGTACCAAACGAGGAGGTAAAAAATATGGATAAGCCATCATTGCAGGACAAAGATTTTTTGACGGTAATTGAAACAGCCGAATTATTTGGACTCAGCAGAAGAAAAATGTTCCGTCTTACAAGCCAAAGCGGTCTTCCCTTTATGGCTAAATACGGAACACGAAAGTTAATCATCAAAGATGAATTTATAAAATATCTTAATAAATCAGGAATGAAGGGAGAACTCAAAAATGGCGAGCCGAGGACAAAGACGAGATTCAAAGCATAGACTTTTGCACAACGGAGAATCAATAAGGGCAAACGGAAAATATCAATTCAAGTATTTAGTTGACGGCAAGCCAAAATTTGTATACAGCTGGCGACTTGTTCCGACAGATCCACAACCAATAGGCAAACAGCCTTGCCTGTCACTAAGAGAATTAGAAAAGCTGGTCGGTAAAGACGTTGACTCAAGACTTGACATAACCGGCAGAAATATCACCGTCAACGAGTTAATCTCCCGTTATCTCAAAACAAGGACAGGTGTAAGACACAACACACTTTCAAATTACAACTTTGTGCAAAACATTATGAGCAAAGAGGAATTTGGAAGTCGCAAAATCGGTGAAATCAAAACTTCCGATGCAAAGCTGTTTCTCATTAAATTACAGGAAGACGGAAGAGGCTCGAGTACAATAAAAACGGTGCGAGGTGTTTTAAGACCGGCATTTCAAATGGCAGTTGATGATGATATTCTAATGAAGAACCCTTTCGGTTTCCAATTACTCGGCATTATCATAAACACTGAACACACTCGACAGGCTCTGACAAAAGAGCAAATGAACAAGTTTTTGAAATTTGTTCGTTACGATAATGTTTACTACAAATACTATGATGTCTTCTACATTCTCTTTCACACTGGTTTGAGAATTTCAGAATTTTGTGGGTTGACGATAAATGACCTCGATATGAACAACAGAATCATCAATATTGACCACCAGTTGCAGAGAACCTCAAAAATGGAGTATGTAATTGAATCAACAAAAACAAATGCCGGCACAAGAAAACTACCTATGACGGAAGATGTTTACCAGGCCTTCAAAAGAATACTTGAGAACAGACCTACAAATCTTCCTGAAATTATGGTTGCAGGTCATTGCGGTTTTCTGTTCAGAGATTCAAAGGGAATGCCTGAAGTTGCAATGCATTGGGAGCATAGGTTTAATCACTCGGTCAAGAGATACAATGATATTTTCAGAGAGCAACTACCTAATATCACCCCTCACATTTGCAGACATACCTATTGTTCAAATATGGCAAAGGCAAGAATGAATCCGAAAACATTGCAGTACCTTATGGGGCATTCCGATATCGGTGTCACGATGAACACATATACCCATCTTGGACTTGATGATGCCAAGGACGAAATGATAAGGCTCGAAGAACTGGAACAAGCAAGAAAAGAAGTTGAAAAAACTCTCGGCACACAACCACTAAAACAGAATATGTTTAAGACGGTGTAAATTGTGCTGATTCATTGATATGATAATTATTTTGTACTATCATATTGTTGTATAAAGCTATATTTTCCGACATAGCAAAGCCTCCTATGAAAGTTTTTAACAACTACCATAGGAGGCTTATTTGTGGAGTAATTTTAAAGACTATTAGGTGTAGTTTTACTTCTTATTGTTTTTTCTACGCTTAAATACAAGGAATGTAAAAATTACAATTGCTGTAATTACCGCAACGCCTGCCACTATTCCAATTATAATCCATAATCTATAATTGCCTATAGCAAGGTGATGCACTTCTTTGATCACAGTATTATTACCTGCTCTGTCAAACAATGAAAGACCTACCGTATGACTGCCTTCATTTAAAATCAACTTGATCTGATTTTTCGATTTTGAATAGTGCAGACCCGGAACATCATTATTTTTGACATCACTTACTTTGTATGTTTTGCCATCTACATACGCTACTGTCTTTTCTTCATCAAGCACTTCACTTATATCATTAAATGAAATAGTTTGATTTCCTGAACCACTAAACCATCCCCAATCTGAGAAGTTTTCCGGAACAGTACAGGTTGGTTTAGTATTATCAATATACATCTCACCAAGATCTAAAATATTCTCGCCATTAACAACTCTCAAGTATAAACTTGTATCCGCATCAGCGGTATAGTTGTTGGCAAAATAACTACCTGGTAATGTATATCGGTAAACACTCGTGCCATACATTTCTTTATCAAAAAGACTCTTTGAATCAGATGTTATATTTGTATCCGTTGATTCATTAGTGTCCTTATCGACCAAACACACGCTGTTTTTTTGAGAATTGCTTGAAAAAACAACTATGCTCAAATCAGAAAAACTACTTGGTTGTTTACTTATAGGACCGTTTTCATCTTCAAAAGAATACCAACCCGTTTTATTTTTGCTATCGCTGTTTTCAATATAAGCAAGAACATCTGTATTTACCATTCGTGTATATGTATTTTCATTAAGTACACTTGGGTTTCCTGCTTTATCATAAGCAATCATTTTTACTGAATAGACTCCGTCTTTGTCAAAGTCCTGCAACTTGTAAATCATATGCGTAGCATCGGAATTATCGACAAATTCTCGAATAGTGTCTTTTGATTCCTCATATTTTATAGTACCGATTTCTTTTTTATTAGTATAGCTAGGTACATATTTTTTCAAACTATACTCAATTCTGTCGATATTGGTATCCATAAATACAATATTTGGATTTTCATCTTTTCTGCGATTAAAGTCATAAATATCACTAAACTTAGTACTATCAGATTCTACCATATCATTATTTCTCTCATACACAATAGGGGCAGTAAAATCCACTTCAAATATCGCCGTATGTGATGAAGAATTCGCATCAAAACCGCCCTTATTATTAGCACGATCGACAGGATTCATATCAATTTTATATACACCATCTTCTGTAAAAGGAATAGTTATGGAATGATTATCACCTGAATTATTCCAAGAGGCCATTAACGGATATTCAGACCATCCGCTGTCTTCATGACTGCTTCCCGGTTCCTTATAGTAAACTTTAAGCTGCATATCTTCTTCAACAAAATTAGTTTCTACTACATTGATTGTTGCTGTTGCCTTATCTTTTTCCTTTATGTTAAAAAATACATTTTTATCGTCAAAAGATCCGAAATCAGCAAAGTTGTCATTAATTGAAGGGCTTGTTCTGTCAATTACAAATTCAGGTTCACTAAAGGAATCGCCGCTATTACCTGCCATATCAGCATATCTAATCGAAAATTCATACCTATTATCTTCAGAAAGTGTAAATGTACCAATGTGTGTTTGATTATCTGAAGTTACTGAGGGCAAATTATCTTGTCCCCAATCTATAGTTTGAACATTGCCGTTTACATTAACTTCCACATCTTTAGGATTAAAATTTCGTTCAGTAATTGTAACAGTTACAGTCTGTGCTGTATTATAGTAATTTCCATTAGAAGAATTCACATTACTTTTCACTGCAGTAATTTTGGGAACGGTAGTGTCTATACTGTATTTAACCTTTTTTACCTCTGAATTACCGGCATTGTCAGTTAATTTAACTGTTACTTCATTACCGTTTGTATTACTCTCAACTACTAAATTAAAATCAATAGATGTCAAAAGATTATGATCTGTCTTGATTGATTTATTGTTAATTACAATATCAGAAGAATTGCTAATATATTTACCGTCAGAATCAACTGAAATAATGCCGTTCTTATTATCATTAGAAACAGACCATTCAATTTTTGAAATACCTGAGCGAGTATCACTAACACTAACAACCAATGGAATACTGGTTTTATAAAGAGGCACACCATTTGCATCTTCTTTATCAGTATCATTAGTTGCCTTAATATCAATAGAAGATACTGATTTATGTAATGAATCGTCCTCAATCACGCTACCGTCTGCACTAATCAGACCTGTTGTATGTTCAACATTATCTGTAACTTTGGCGGCTACAGTACCTTTAAAATTATTTGGAATAAGGATTTCAGCATATGTTCCTGTTGAATCGGTTTTTAGTGATGTTCCATCTGTAATTTCTGTTTTACTTGTGCCGTTTTTATCATTACTATTAAGATAAATTTCAACATTTTTAATTCCGGATGAAACTCCAGGGTCATTAACATATACTTTCAATGGTGTGGCTTTTTTAAAGAAATATCCATAATAATGTTTATAAAAGGGTTTATTATCATCCTGATTTCCAAATTTAAACATAGTAATCTCAGGATTATTTTTATCAATGTTGAATTCTATTACATCCGAATTTGAATTTTGAGCATTGTCGGTAGTATCAGCTGTAATTTTGTACAATCCCTCTTTATTTATATCATAGATATATTTTGCTTCTTGTTTATTAAATGACTCCTTGCCGAAATCAATATTATTAAATTGTGTTTCCGTATGATTAGAAAACGCTTTTGAATTGTTGAGGACATCTGTTTTGACACTCTCAAGACCTGAATTGTACTTATTCTCAGAAGCTATATCACTTGCTGCCACCTGATATTTTATATCGTTACCATACCATACTTTGCCGTTAATTATGTATTTCTCATAGTCTGTTAAAACATCAACCTTAATTTCAGGCGGGTTATTTTCAAGCATTAAATTAATTCCGCTTTCGTTGTTAAGTACGCCCTCCTGTTTTAATGTTTTTATACTTTCAGTAGAAAAATAATAAATATTCGTATTACCAATTCGGTCAGTTACTGTAAAATATGGGGTGTCTGAATAATTAGGGGTTATAACAAATGTATATGTATTACCAACTACTGATTTAGGTTTATAGACATCGCCCCAATTAAGAGTAACATCCTTAACTTTTGAAGAAAAAGAATTTTCGCTTTTACCATCATCATTAACTTTTATTGAAACATTAATCTCTTTATTGCCAAATATACCAAATGACAAATAATTAAGAACAGACGGTTCCACTGTATATTTCGATTCACTTATTGATGGTGCTTCATTATCAACATAGAATACACCGTTATTAGAATTAAAATTAGTATTATCTTTGTCTAGGATTGCATCGTTACCTGCAATATCCTTTGCTTCAACACATATACGATAAGTACCGCTTTCTAAATCGCCAACATCTAAGTCTGTTTCCGTAGATAATACCGGTTTATTTTGATCCGTAAGATTTTTCTTAAGTTTTTTATTTTTCACTTCGTTTTCAGTACCGTCTTCACTAATCTTTTTGATACAAATATAGTAAGAAGCTAAACCGAACTTATTATCATTTTCTTGGTCTGAAATGGTAAAATGAAGTTTATTATTGCCTATTTTGTCATCTTGCAAGCCAAAATAAAGACCTTTTTCACTCTGATTATTTTCGTCATTTTGACTAAGGTCAGTTTTATAATTTCCTTCAGCTGTTATTGAATACGAAGGAGCATCATTTTCTAATACAAGTGTAGCACCACTACTATCATCTGCATTAATTTCATCTAAAAATTCATCTGGTAGATTTTCACTATAATCATTTATAGTTTTAAAGTTATATTTTCTTTCATTTCCCAAGAAATCTTTTATTGTAATGTATGGTGTTCCCTTTCCGGAACTATCGAGACAAAATGTGTATGTATTTTCATCTACTGTTGCATCATAAGATTTATTATTCCAATAGAGCTTAACTTCATTTGGGTCAACACCGCAACCTTTATCATTAACATTAATTGAAATTTCCACACGAGGTACACCAAAGATTCCAAAAGTAACATAGTTAAGTAAGCCATTCTTAACTTCGTACTTCATTTCAACAATATTAGGTGCAGTAGTATCAACATAGTAGACTTTACGAAAAGTTTTTTTATTTCCGCTAAGGTCAGTAACAGTTACATTAATCTCATACTTACCATCTTTAGTAAACACCAATTCTTCGGTTGTTTCCTCCGTTGACGGAAGAATAT